GGCCGCCGGGCAACCAGTAATACTGACTGTAATTTGTAAACTTATCAAAGTTTATAAAAGGATCCCAGGTATAATAATCGCTGGTATACAGTCTTGATGCGTTGTTGGTGAATCCACCTTGACGACCTATTGCATCAGTTATACCTGGGTAAGTCACAGCATCTGCAATGGTATTGGTGTCTGGTACCAAACTTATCACACCAGGTTCCAGTTGATAGTTTGATCGATCCGCCGTGGGTTCAATCACATAATAGTCATTGGGATTTACACCTGGACCTAAATGACGTCCAACAAACCCTTGTGTTTTTTTGAACTCAGGTTCCTGAACCAGTTGATCTAATGTAGCTGATAAAAATTGCTTGTTAGTGCTGGTTTGGAATATTGGTGGTAGAAAATCTACCGACTTTGTTGTGGCCATTAAATTACTCCGCTGCCAGGTGCAGTTCTAATATTAGTTGAAGTCAAGGAAGTAATAACTTCTACTGAGCTTACGCCAGCACCATTGACAAATATTTCATTTGGTGCTGAATTTATTTCATACAAGTCACCAAAATATTTCAATGGATCTAATGGCACCAAGACCACTGAACTTACAATGCCGCCCATGTTTCTGTGTATGTAAGCAGCCAGTTCTGAGAAATAAAACGTATCGCCAAAATTCCATTTGTCAATACTGAAATATTCATTCAAATTGGCCACTACCAGAGTTTTAATTTCACTTTCGCTAGCAGTGGAATTGGCAGTACGTATTACTTTGATAGTTGCACGTAGATTTTCAGCTGCCTTGGGTCCAAACAATGGTTTGAATGATACTGAATTTAATACTATATTGTCAGATATCATTTTGTAAGATTCAAGTCCTTGATATGCGGTATCAAGTTCATTGATTGTAGGAACATCAGGTTTAGGTACTGTGTTTGTTGAATCTCTGATCCAATTCTGATAAGCTGTATAGTAGGCTTGTGTGACCACATACAAATCAATAATGTTAGTGGTGCCTGGATCAATACGATCTGTCAGCGGAGCATTATGTCTGTATTGGAAATACATGCCTGATCGGCCTACTTTGGCCAACCACTCTGATGTTACATCTAATAGAATTTTTGTCCCATTGGTGCTGATTACCAATTGATAAAACGCACCCACTTGACCAGTCAATGGACCCACTGTTATTGTTTGAGAATATGCATAAAACATCTGTCCAACAACATATTGAGATTTCACAACTTCAATGTCATCCATGGTGGCATAATCACTGTTGACAATGCCTGGGGCAATTAACAAATAGCGTTGCAGATTATCAAAGTCCACTGTCTTTTGGAAGAATACGTATTTTGTATTTGAATTCACATTGGGTGCAACAATATCATTGAAAAAATCAGGATCATCTGTAACACCATCATTGTTACGATCTTGGTAGCTGACCGTGACTTGGAAATCGTCGACTAGACCGTCAGACTGCACAGGCTGTCCAGTGATCTTGAGATAGATATCCCCTGGTTGAGGACTATTTGAGTCAGGCAAACTGTTGACTTTGAGTACATTGATAAAGTCACTAACCACGTTACCCAGTCGAGGATCATAAATTCGATTGCCAGTTTCAAAGAAGAATCTAGTCTGTAACACTGACCCCCAATTGTACACCAATGCACGATTGGTCACTGTGTATTTTGTTCCATTGGTCACTGCCTGAATCATCCAGCTGGCATCTTGATTTGTACCAGATGTGCTGCCTGCATTTGCCAAACTAAATGTAGCATCGATATCTATGTTGTTGGAATTGATTAGATACCAAGTGTAAGGAGTACCAGTGATTGCACCTGTGTTATCATACCCTAGACCAAAATTTCTATACAGCAATATTTGCTGTGTGATTTCTGTGATCAAACTGCTGGGCAAAGTAGTAATAAGCAATGGAATTACTTCTGTTGGAATTGCACCAGTAGGTACAAACACATTCAATGCCACAGGGCCAGTTCCATCCGTAAAGTTTCCTTGCCCTTGATTTGTGCCATCTAAATAGATACTCAAAGGGCTGGCCCAGAAATACAAGCGTTCATCTGCTAGTGTGGGTATTCCTAATTTAAGACGATTGGTGGCATCAAAGAAATAGCCAGGTGGCGCTGTAAATTTAATCAAACTGCCCACTGTGATAAACTTTGAATTGGAACTGCTGTATGTACTAATAGGTGCAGGATTACCAGCAGCATTTTTAAAATATCCTGTAGTTTCATTGGCCAGAGTTGTGCTCTGATTCCAGGTTAAATTCAATACTGATAAATTTGGTCTAAGGAAGTTGGCATAATAAAACTGCACAAATGCATCTGTTGATATAAGTGGTTGCAATTGGTTACCAACCACATCAGCAATGTCATTGTTAGTGAGCCAGGTAAACAAAAATGTAGGCAGTAGATTGTCTTCCCATATGGCACCGTCAGACGAAAAAATATTTGTAGAACTGTACTTGCCTGTGTTATCCACTAGATCAAGATATCGACTGGTGCCAATACTAGCACGATTCAATGCATAACTTTTGATGATAGAATTGTATTCAGTAAACGGAAAGTTGGTGTAATCTTCACCGTTGACCATGCGATTCTGTGTGTAATATCTAGCAGGCGCACGTTGTTTGATTTCATCTAGTGTTTCTCTGGCCTGAGCATTACTCACTGGAGTTGTAATACCACATGTGAATGTGATAGTTTCCAACTGTCCTGATCTACTGATATAGCTGATGGGCAATACCACACTTTGCATTTCTTCTGGATTGATAATGTACTGCAATCCGTTTGATGCACGAACATAAGCACGGAACAATCCAGTAGGTATAGCTGAAAATATGCCGTCACCAAATGTCAATGTGATTTGATCATTGGCTCTGGATGTGACTGAATATAAACTACGTTGGTCAGGAGCCAGTTGTTCTGCTGCCGCAGCGTATACAGACTGTACATACTGCCATTCTCTAGTGACTGTTCCAGTGTTGTCCAATTGGAACAACCAACGATCTTCGTTGTTTACACCATCAATATTGATATTAACTGTGCGATTAGGAATACGTTCAGCCAAGTTAAAATCTTGATTCTGCAACACACCTTGCTTGAAGTAGAAAAAATATCCTGTGTTTGCTGCTGCATAACCCAGTGAATCATTACGGAACAATATATTAAAAATTCCGTTGGGTTGTGGTGCTGGCTCAAAAATAAACGGTGACGTTGTTGGTGTTCCTACCGAAGTAGCATTCACTGCTTCAAATGGCATGTTAACACCATCCACAGTAGCAGTGTATGGTAATACTGGCAGAAATCCAGGAACCAGATTGATTGAATATTCAGATGTGTCCACACCCACAATAGTTTCGCGATTTCCAGGGCGGCCAACTCGTTGTGTGTCTACCAATGCCGAATTGACAATTGCGGTGAACTGCTCTAACCAGTTGAAGTTAGTAGGATCGTTCCAATTGATTGTGACGTTGGCTAAATTTATACCATTGAAATCTGTGATATTTTCTGTGGTTTGAACAGAAAATACTTTGAGATACCCACTGGCAGCAGTGTTTCGTTTGGGTGTATAGCTTACTAGATTTGCCAGTCGAACCACACTATCTCTACGTTCAGCGGTGTCTATGTAGTTTTCTCTAGTGTTGAGATCATTACGAAAACTCATGGCTTGACCCATGAACGCTATTACATCCAGCAATGCAATAAATTCTGAACTTTCAATGTAATCATTAAAAGTCTCGGGATAATACTGGCGCAGATAGTCTACAAAACTTTTGCGTAAGGTTTCAAAGTCGTAACTTTGGAAATCCGCTTCTCTGTAGGTTTCGTAGATGCGTTTCCAATCTTCTACTCCGAATATAACTGTTTGTCTAGTAGTGGTTGCCATGATCGTCCGTTGTTATTTGTTATTTACCAAACATATAAACGGCTGCGTTTATACAAACGAAGCTCTACGTTGTTGTTGATCAAAGAACACACTCAACAGCTGAGAATCAGTATTAGGAACAAACTGTACTTCAAGTTCAATCAACACACCATTTTCCTGAGGGAATAAATTTACATCTGTAATTGCCACTCTAGGGTCGCCGCCGGCCACACGCTGCACTTCTCGCAAAATAGCAGCCATAGTAGTTTGGTCCTGACTTTCAAACAAAAAATCCCAAAGTATGGTACCGTATGCAGGACGGCCGGGCAGTTGTCCTTGCAAGATGTTAAAAGCGTTCAAGAGGTCACGTTTGATTAACTCTTGGTCTACTAGAGTAAACTTTTTATATTGATTTTGTGTGTTGAATCCAATGAAGGTAGGCATGTTGATATTTATCCATTGGATTCCAGTTCAGATTTACACTGATGGCGAAAAGTCTGGTATAGATATTTTGCTATTTCCAATGATTGCCAATACTGCCTGATTCACAGTTTGTCTATTCACTGTGTTTGCAGCAGCAGTGGGTGTTACAGTGCCTGCTTCCAATGGGTTGCCACCGCCACCTAAAAACGAGCTAGCAAAAGAAAATACTTGTGCAAATTGTGCAGATTGTGCAAATCCATTTAGTACCGACGATAATCCTGGCACCGATGCTAATCCACCTGACACCAAACTGCCCACTCCACCTGACAACAACCCGCCCACTCCACCTGACAACAACCCGCCCACGCTGCCAGACAACAAAGTACCTGCGCCACCAGATAACAAACTGCCTACACTGCCCGACAACAAACTACCTGCGCCACCAGATAACAAACTGCCTACTCCGCCTGATAGCGCACCACCAATGCCACTGCCTGAAA